CACTCAGCAAGGCGCCACGATTGCCACTACCGGCAATAGCGACATTTTTGTTATCGCTCCTGCTGCTGGCACTTTGTCTGTTGCTAGATTCTCAGGAGTTGATGCGCTGACGGCAAGCGATATTAATTACCTGACGTTTTCAATCACTAACCTTGGGCAAGCTGGCGCAGGATCTGCGGCAATGCTGGCCGCAACGGATGCCAACACCACCAAAGCCACTGGCGGCACTGGACTGGCAGCAAACACTCTTCGCAGTCTGGCGTTGAATAGCACTGCTGCCAATCTTGTTGTGGCTGCTGGAGATCGCATCCGCGTGCGTGCGGCAGCAACTGGAACTTTGGCAAATACTGTCACGTTTCCGGTTGTAAGCCTTACCTTCTCGGTGTTGTAAAAAAAAGGGCTTCGGCCCTTTTTATAAACATGAACATTTACCTAAAACATCCAATTCATGGCCATAAAGTGGCTACCATGGAAATGGAAGCAGAGTTCGACGAGTCAAACGGATGGGTGCGGTATAATCTTGGCGATCCGGAAGATGAAGAAGAGCTTCCAGAAATACAAAATCAATTGCAGGTAAAACGGCGCGGCAGACCGCCAAAATCGGCGGCATAGGGGGAAGCATGGCAACGGCTGGCGATCTTATTAACGGGGCTCTGCGCTTGCTTGGCGTGCTGGCTGAAGGGGAATCTCCTTCCGCGGAAACCTCAGCCGATGCTCTCAATGCCATGAACCAAATGATTGATTCATGGAATACGGAACGGCTTTCCGTATATAACACTCAAGATCAAATTTTTAACTGGCCCGCTGACGAGATCACTCGAACTCTTGGGCCCACTGGCGATTTTGTTGGGAATCGTCCTGTTTTGCTGGAAGATGCAACATATTTTCGAGATCCCAGCACCAACGTATCGTTTGGCATCAAGTTCATCAATCAACAGCAATATGACGGCATTGCGGTAAAGACGGTCACCTCAACTTATCCTCAAGTGATTTGGGTCAATATGACCATGCCCAATATCACAATGACCATTTACCCTAAGCCCACAAGGCTTCTGGAATGGCATTTTGTTTCTGTTCAAGAGCTAACACAGCCTGCAACACTGGCAACAGATATTGTTTTGCCTCCTGGATACTTGCGAGCGTTTCGTTATAACTTGGCGTGCGAACTCGCACCTGAGTTTGGGGTGGAGCCTTCTCGCCAAGTGCAGCGCATTGCCATGACTTCAAAACGCAACATCAAGCGCATTAACAATCCTGACGACATCATGAGCTTGCCGTATTCGCTGGTGGCGACTCGTCAGCGGTTTAACGTGTATGCGGGCAACTATTGATGAAAACCCCCATTCTCGGCTCCAGTTACGTTGCGCGCAGTGTCAATGCTGCCGACAATCGCATGGTCAATCTGTTCCCCGAGATTGTGCCAGAAGGGGGCAAAGAAGCTGCATTTTTGCAACGTGCGCCAGGGTTGCGCTTGCTGGCCACTGTTGGCGCTGGGCCAATTCGCGGATTGTGGGCATTTGGCGGGAATGGATATGCAGTCAGCGGCAGCAAACTTTACAAAATCAGCCCCGCTTATGTGGTGACTGAGATTGGAGATGTCAGCGGATCCGGGCCTGTGTCGCTTGCCGATAATGGCACGCAACTTTTTATTGCCTGCAATGGGCCGTCGTTTATTTACAACGACAACACCGGAGTGTTTCAACAGATTACTGACCCAGATTTTCCTGGAGCAGGTTCCGTTGCGTATCTTGATGGATATTTTGTTTTTAATGAGCCAAACACTCAAAAAATTTGGGTTACAAGTCTTCTTGAAGGCACTCAAATTGACCCGCTGGATTTTGCCAGCGCGGAAGGGTCGCCAGACAAAATCATCGCACTAATTGTAGACCACCGCGAAATCTGGGTGTTTGGCGACAATTCTGTTGAAGTATGGTATGACGCAGGAAACGCTGATTTTCCTTTGTCAAGAATCCAGGGGGCTTACAATGAAATCGGATGCGCTGCCGCTTATTCTGTTGCAAAACTAGATAATGGGCTATTTTGGCTTGGTTCTGACGCTCGCGGGAATGGCATTGTATATCGCGCTAATGGCTACACTGGACAGCGAATTTCTACACACGCGGTAGAGTGGCAAATTCAACAGTACAGCACCATTTCAGACGCGATTGCCTACACCTACCAACAAGACGGGCATGCTTTTTATGTGTTGACCTTTCCAACAGCAAACGCAACGTGGGTTTATGACGTATCTACTCAGGCATGGCATGAGCGTGCCGGGTTTTCGAACGGGCAATTTACTCGGCATCGCAGCAATTGCCAGATGAATTTCAACAGAGAAATCATTGTTGGCGACTACGAAAACGGCAAGTTGTATGCGTTTGACTTGCAAAAGTACAGCGACGACGGGGCTGTGCAAAAGTGGCTGCGTTCTTGGCGTGCGTTGCCTACCGGCCAGAACAACCTAAAACGTACCACGCAACACATGCTGCAGCTTGATTGCGAATCCGGAGTTGGGATTGATGGGACAGGACAAGGCATAGATGCTGAAGTAATGCTACGATGGTCTGATGACGGCGGGCATAACTGGAGCAGCGAACACTGGCGCAGCATGGGAAAGATCGGCCAAACCGGAAGACGAGTTATTTGGCGAAGGCTTGGGATGACCATGAAGCTTCGTGACCGAATATATGAAATCAGTGGGACTGACCCGGTAAAAATTGCCATTATGGGCGCGGAGCTGATTGCGGAACCTACGAATGCCTAGCCCATTCAACATCACCAACATTCCAGCACCTAGGGTTGATTTTATTGATCCTCGAACGGGCTTGATGGCTCGGGAATGGTATCGATTCTTTTTTAACCTGTTTAACCTGACAGGCGCAGGCAAGAACGAGACTTCTCTTTCTGATCTTCAGGTGGGGCCGCCAGTTTATGACTTGGCTGGAATCGTCAAAGAGCAATCAGACGCCAGCGTATTAGCTGGGCAAGTAAGTGGCATAGAGTCTCAATTTGCTGAGATTGAAAAACGCATTCAAGGGCTAGAGGCTGAACAAAAATCTAGTCTATTTTTAGAGCTTGTAAAAGACCTTGAAGGATTGCAATCTGCGCCACCGGCTTATGTTGTCAATGAACTGGAAAAGCGGATTGACGCATTGGAGTCTATGCCTGTTGCTCAAGGCATAACGGAAGCGATCAAAAGAATTGAAGCTTTGGAATGCGCTCCAGTGTCTCAGGTGCATGTCAAAAAAGCTGCCTATGGTTCTTTTTACGACAGTACCACGCAAACTGCTGCGGCTATAAATACAGCTTATGCAATGACGTTTAACTCCACGGATTTGTCATTTGGATGTTATGTTGGCTCTCCAACTTCCAGAATTTATGTTGATTCAACAAGTATTTACAATATCCAATTTTCCGCTCAGTTAGACAATACGTCTGGTGGAGATCATGCGGTTTATATTTGGCTAAGAATAAACGGAACAGACGTATCAAATTCTGCTGGGCAAATACAAGTAAAAAACAATAATGGATATGTAATTGCCGCATGGAATTATGTTCAATTTTTGAAAAGTAATGATTATTTTGAAATAATGTGGGCAGTTTCTGATACTGCTGTGCGAATTTTGGCGCAAACAGCTGCTGCACCTGTTCCGGCAATCCCTTCCGTTATTTTAACGGTTACTGACAACATCCTTGCACAGGTCGATCATGGCTAATCTTTCTCCGCTGCCGAAGCTGCAATTCTTTGATGCTAATGGCAATCCACTTTCAGGTGGCAAACTTTATACATATGCCGCCGGAACAACTACGCCGCTTGCTACTTATACGGACAGCAGCGGTGCCACACCAAATGCCAACCCTGTTATTTTGAACAGCCGCGGGGAGGCTTCTGTGTGGCTTGGCGCGAATAACTATAAATTCAAACTTTCAACATCGACGGATGTTGAAGTTTGGACAGTAGATGACATTGCCAGCTATAACTACGAAGTCTTGCAATCTCTTGCTGCATCTGGAGGTTCCAGCTTAATTGGATTTCTGCAATCCGGTAGCGGGGCAGTCTCAAGAACGGTGCAGTCAAAACTCAGAGATGTTTTTAACGTCAAAGATTTTGGAGCCGTTGGAAACGACACCAATGAAACCTCGGCTTTAATCAACGCTTTGGCTGCAGCTAGCGGAAACATTTTGACTTTTGAGCCTGGCAAAACATATCGAGCCACTTCGTCATTAGTAGTGCCCGCTAATACAACTATTGAACTCAATGGCAGCACGCTGAAATTTGTCACAACAGGCGCCACAAAGAATCTTGACTTGAGGTCTGGTGCGATTGTCCGTAACGGCAAAGTAAAAAATTCTGGCTCTTCTTTTGCTGGCAGCGGAGATTATCAATGCCCAATTATTATCGGTGAATATGGAAGTGGAATCGGGTACAACAACATCATTCTTGAAAACCTGACCATCGAAACCGCTTGCCCAGATGGCAATGGAATTATGGTCACTGGCGAATCATATGATGTTTCTATAAGAAACATTGATTTTCCAGATTCTGCATACATGATGATTCCGATTCTGTTGCATTGGGGTGGGGCAAACGCCCCTTCTAGCGGTACTTTTCATCCACATAACATTTCAATTGAAAACATAAACGTAGGGGCAATGACTTATGCCACTGCAAGTGATGCAGGGCAAATTCTTGTGTCTGGTTGCTATAACGTCAACATAAAAAACGTAGATATTAAAGATGCTCACACTGCTGGGCTTTATATTTACAGCGGGGATTATGGTTTTTATTATGCCAATGCTGCAATTAAAGAAGCTGCAAATACTGGTATTACCGTAAAGAATTTTTGCGTTCAAACATCTGACAAATATGGGTGTGTGATTCGTGGTGATGCCCCAATGGCGCCCGGAGTTCCGATATACAAAATCCCAGCTTTAATTGAAAACTTGCAAATTTTGTCAGCTGTAGATAATGGAATTGAACTCAAATATGCACAAGACACTAAATTTGTGAATTGTTTGGTGGCAAATGCAGCCAATGGTATTGTTT